CAGTTGGACGACTTTGCTGAGCGTGTTCTGAAGCCTCGTATTAGCCAGTTGGCATCCTCGATCGACGCCGACGTAGCTAACTCGTTTAAGAGCATGTACCAGTCCGTCGGCACACCAGGCACGACACCCGCTACCTCTTTGGTTCTGCTGCAGGGTCAGCAAAAGCTAAACGAGGCCGCTGCTGTTATGTCCCCGCGCTACGCTACGGTTAACCCCGCCGCCAACGCTGGTCTGGTTGAAGGCATGAAAGGCCTCTTTAACCCCACCAACACGATCTCCCGCCAGTTTAAGAACGGCATGATGGGCGAGGGTGTTCTGGGCTACGAAGAAATCAACATGTCTCAGTCGATCAAGCAGTTCACGACTGGTAGCCGGTCTAATGTCTGCGCCGTTGACGGTACGCTGTCGACCCAAGGCGCTAACAAGATCACGATTGACGGCACTTCTGGTGCTACCGACACCGTAAAGGTCGGCGATGTGTTTACCATCGCAGGCGTTTATGCTGTCAACCCCCAGACCCGTGAATCGACTGGCTCCTTGCAGCAGTTCGTGGTCACCAAAGACCAGACCGCTTCGTCAAACGCTTGGGCAGACTTGGAGTTCGCACCTGCGATCTACACGTCGGCTCATCCCTTGGCTACGGTCAACTCATTCCCGCAAAACAACGCGGTTGTGACCTTCCTTGGTGCAGCGTCGACCGAATACCCGCAAAACATGATCTACCACAAAGATGCGATCTCGTTTGCAACGGCCGACCTGATGATGCCGCAAGGCGTAGACATGGCTTCCCGCCAAGTCCACAATGGCATTTCAATGCGTATTGTTCGTCAGTACGACATTAACAACGACAGAATGCCATGTCGTCTGGATGTCTTGTATGGATATTCAGTAATTCGTCCTCAAATGGCTGTTCGCCTCTGGGGTTAACCCTAAGCGCCCCCGCCTAACAGCGGGGGTGTATACTCTATTTTTGAAAGGATTTAATCATGGCACTCCCCCAAGTTGGTGACGGCTATCAGTTTAGTGATGGCAACCCAAATGAGGCTAAAAAAGTTGGCGGCACCGCTATGCTGTTTAGCGGCGGCGTTGGCATTTATGGCGTTAATACCGCAATTACCGCCGATACAACAACTACCACTGCCGTAGCAGGTTCGCTGGCTATCACCAGCAACGCTACTGGCCGTGGCAAGCTGTTTGTGTCTGACGGCACAAAGTGGCAATTCGCAGCCATTTCCTAAATTTGAAAGGGTATTGATATGCCTAACACCAAGCCAATTGGCGTTGCGTATTCAGACCCGCTGCTAGAGGGTGCTCGTTTTGTGCCCGAAGTAACGGCTCTGACCACGCAGCTAACCGATATTACTTTTACCGCCCCAGGTACGGCAGATTTTGCAATTCAAGATCTGACGGACACCGGCGGTTTTGGGTTTAAGACTAAAGACGAAGGCAATACCGTACTGTCGGTCGTAAAAAACCTGCAGACACGCGTAGCTCAGCTAGAAGCTAAGTTAAAAACCTACGGACTGTTACCGTAACAAAACAGGGATAGGGGGCTTTGGCCCCCTATTTTTAGACAATGATTACTTATTTACAGCACCCCGTACATGGCGTTAAAGTAGCAACTAGCGACATGGAAGTGGACAACGACGCTCGAAATGGGTGGAAAAAGTTTGACCCTACGGCGCCTAAAGCACCCGCGCCTACGCCGGCAGCCGTTGAGGTTAAGGCTGAGCCAGTAGTTGAGCCAGAGGTTGAAACGGTAGCCGAAGCGCCAGAAGTACCGAATGCGTTAGGATTTACTCGCCGGAATCGGCGGTCAAGAGAGGGCTAATTGTGAGCACCACGGCTGGCGATCAAATCAGCGCCGCATTGCGGCTAATAGGTCAGTTGGCTGAGGGTGAGGTGCCTTCTGCCGCTACGGCCCAAGACGGGCTAAACGCGCTTAACCAAATGCTAGATTCTTGGAGCACTGAGCGCTTGTCGATCTACGCCACGCAAGACCAGATCTACACTTGGCCCGCTTTTGAAGCTAAACGCACTATTGGCCCCACGGGCGACTTTGTAGGCGAGCGCCCCATATTGCTTGATGATTCCACGTACTTTAAAGACCCCACCTCTGGGCTATCGTTCGGCGTCAAAATAGTTAACCAGCAGCAATATAACGGCATTGCGCTTAAAACGGCTCAAAGCACCTATCCTCAGGTTATCTGGGCTAACATGACGTTTCCCAACGCCGAAATGACGGTGTTCCCCGTACCTACAAAGCCGCTAGAGTGGCATATCGTCTCGGTACAGCCGCTAACGCAGCCTGCCGAACTAGGCACTCAACTCATGCTGCCGCCAGGGTACCTTAGGGCGTTTAAGTACAATCTGGCCGCCGAGATCGCCGCTGAGTTTGGCGTAGAGCCTACGCCGCAGGTTCAGCGTATAGCCATGACCAGTAAGCGCAATTTGAAGCGGATCAACAACGCCAAAGACATTATGTCTATGCCGTACGCCTTGTCTATGCGCAACCCGCGCTACAATGTGTTCACAAATAATTTCTGATGAAAAGCCCAATTTTAGGCGCAGCGTATACAGCTAGGTCAGTCAATGCGGCAGATAACCGCATGATTAACCTATTTCCTGAAGTTGTACCAGAAGGCGGTAAAGAGCCTGCATTTTTATCTAGAACGCCTGGCCTGCGTCGGTTAGCCGAGATTGGCGACGGGCCTATCCGTGGCCTTTGGGCGCTAAAGAACTTCGGCTACGTGGTGTCTGGCACCAAAGCCTATAAGTTTGGCCCCGACTACGTACCAACGCTGTTAGGCACCGTAGACGGCTTTGGCCCCGTAAGCATTACAGATAACGGCACCCAAATCTTTTTTGCGGCTAATGGGCCGTCGTATATTTACAACGTTACTACTGACGTCTTTGCTCAGATTACCGATCCTGACTTCCCAGGCGCGGTCACGGTCGGCTACATCAACGGCTATTTTGTGTTTAACGAGCCAAATAGCCAAAGGGTGTGGGTTACCGAGCTGTTGGACGGCACGTCTATAGACCCCTTAGATTTTGCTAGCGCTGAAGGCTCTCCAGACAACTTAGTGTCTTTGATCGTAGACCATAACGAGGTGTGGCTGTTTGGCACCAACACGGTTGAGGTCTGGTACGACGCAGCCCTTGACGCGTTCCCGTTTCAGCGCATCCAAGGCGCGTTTAACGAGATTGGTTGCATTGCACCATATTCCGTTGCCAAGATGGACAACGGGCTATTTTGGCTTGGCGGCGACGCCAGAGGCCGAGGCATGGTGTACAGAGCCAATGGCTACTCTGGCCAGCGCATATCGACCCATGCGGTTGAGTGGCAGATCCAGCAGTACCAAGACATATCGGACGCCGTAGCCTACACCTACCAGCAAGATGGCCATTCGTTTTACGTTCTTAACTTCCCGTACGCCAACGCTACCTGGGTGTATGACGTAGCCACGCAAGTCTGGCACGAGCGCGCAGACTGGGAGAACGATAAGTTTAAACGCCATCGGGCTAACTCCCAGATGGTGTTTAACAACGAAATTATTGTTGGCGACTACGCTAACAACAAGATTTACGCTTTTGATCTTGATGTTTATGAGGATGATGGGCGCCCGCAGAAATGGCTTCGGTCTTGGCGGGCGCTACCTACAGGGCAAAACAACTTAAACCGAACGGCCCATCACAGCTTGCAACTAGACTGCGAAACGGGCCAAGGCATAACGCCAGCGCCCATTCCGATATTGACAAGCGACGTATACCCCATAGAATCAATTGACGAGATGGAGGTAGATTTTTTTTTTAGTGGGGGGTAGTTTAGATTCCAACACTAACTTTAACGTCGTAACAGGTACAGAAATAAATTACATGGCCTCTGATTTTGAGGTCTTGTCGGGGTGGCTAAATGTAGAGCCAAAAACCGAACCAGTTGAAAGTTTAGAGCCTGACTTACAAATTGTATCTATGAAGTTGCAGTTGCCGTATCTTTTAGATGAATCTATAGAGCTTGATCTAGCTGTCTTGTCAGGCATTTTGCAAGTAGAACCTGCGTATGATTTGGACGAATCCATCGGCGCAGATTTAAGTATTGACGGAGGCGAATTGTCGTGAACTTAACAACTAAAGTAAAATTAGCCGGTAAATACCGGCTAGAGGTGCGCAAGGCAAAAGATGGCTCTTTGCGCCAAGAACTTGAGTTTGACAATTTGATTGTCGATCAAGGCATGAATTTGTTTAGCCGGTCTACTGGAAGTTCAAATTTATCTTACGCTATGGTAGGAACTGGAACTACTACCCCCACAGTTAACGATACTCAACTAGCCAACAGAATTGCGTCGGCGGGCGGCAGCACTCCCCCTGGCGGGACTATTGTGAATCAAACTACAGGCACGTCTACGTCTGAGCCTTATTATGGGTTTTACAGACTTACTTATAGATTTGTACCTGGCACATTAAACAACGTAAACCTTACAGAAGTAGGTGTGGGGACTACCACGACTTCTGTATTTTCTCGCGCGCTAATTGTTGATGGCAACGGCGACCCCACATCTATTACGGTGTTGTCAGACGAATTTTTAGACGTTACTTATGAGTTACGGCTATACCCATTTGTTGACGACCAAACAGACACCATAACAATTACAAACGTAGGTACTATAAACGTCACCCGCCGCCCCATAGCCGTAACTGCGGTTACGGCTACTGGTGGTTGGGTTCCTGGCCTTAGTTCAACCTCAGGGTTAAATATTCCGCGAAGCTACATATCAAACGCGACAAGTAACAGTTGGGTTAGAGTGTCTGGTGCTCAAACCGCCCTAGTTGCAAAAACAAACGCTTGGACTTCCGTATCTACTCTTGCGGTAACAAGTTCTTCTGTGTCGTATTCTGCGTATGTAGCTGGTAGTTTTGAGCAAAATATGACTTACATTTTAGGCCTTGACGCAGGCAATACTAGCGGCGGCGTTAGGTTTTTTCAGTTTGCTTTAGACGGATTAGGTGCTTATCAATACCTGTTTAGCGATCTTATCGCCAAAAACAACACCAACACCTTGCGGTTTAACATGAAAGCTGTATGGAGTAGGTACTAAGCATGTTGCCCTCAATGAACTTTACGGCGTCTAATCTCATAGCAGATTGGACGTACCCGTACAGCAACACCTACACACCTTTGCTAGACAAGGAGCTTGGTGGCATCGCTTTGAACGATGCGTCCCAAGGCCATCAGGTTCAGGTATGGGAGTGCGGGTACGAAAACAATGAAATATGGGTGCGGCCTGAAAATAGCCCGACTAAGACGGTTATTCTTAGCAACCTGCCAGACGTTACCGAAGTGTCGCTGACATTCGATCAGCTAATGCGGCCCACAATCGCGTACGTGCAATACAAAGTGCTGCGCCTATACTGGTACGACACGCTGGTACAGCAGTCAGTCATCTCATCGTTTCCAGAAGCCGTAAGCGCTAAGGTTAGGCTGGACGATAAGCGCCCGTTGCAGATTCCTACTTCAGACATTCTTTTTTTCTACATTAAAGGCGACCAGATCCTGCTGCGCCTGCAAAGCGATCGCTACACCGTGCCGTATACAGTCGCCACGACCACAGCTAAGTTTTTAGTCGAGGCCGGCATGGATGTTAACTGGCGTATTCAGGTGCTAGGCGGCAAACCCTTTGGTGGCTTTAACGTCTACGGCAATGAGGAAGTGGCTAAAATTATGCTGCGATGGTCAGATGATGGCGGCCATACTTGGTCAAACGAGCACTGGGCGTCTATGGGCGCCAAGGGTGAGTACGGCACCCGCGTCATCTGGCGTCGCCTTGGCATGACCGGCAAGCTACGCGATCGGGTCTACGAGGTGTCGGGTACTGACCCAGTAAAAATAGCCATCATGGGCGCTGAACTGAAACTTAGCCCGACCAATGGCTAATCAAAACATAACCATAATCCCGCAGCCGCGCGTCCCTATTGTTGACGAAAACACGGGCTATGTAACGCGGGAGTGGTATCGGTACTTCACAAACCTGTTTGTTTTAACGGGCGCTGGCGCTAGCCCGACGACCATTCCAGACCTGCAAAATGAGATAGACGACGCGGTTCAGCAGGCGTTAGACGCTGCGGCTTTTACCTCTTTGGCGCCGCTGCCGGTTCCTTTTAGCCCAGATATAGTGTCGCCCGCTGAAAACGGGTCTGTAGCTGCTGAACTAGAAAAAAATGTTGAAGCATTAGGGAAAACCCCTAGTGTAGAGTTTTTAACCGCGCAGATTGCGGAACTAGAAAAGCAGATCCAAGCGCTAAAGTTGGCTATTCAGCCGGAGCTAGGCACCTTGGCGTCGGTCAACGAGGACAATGTACGCCGGCTAGTATTTAATCCTGACCCCTCGCCAGAGGTCGTCTACACGCCAGCTACCTTGGCGTGGAACACGGACGACGGCACGTTAGACGTTGGGCTAAACAACGACGTCGTGCTGCAAGTTGGACAAGAATCGCTTTTTTACGCCAAGAACACCTCAGGCGGCAGCATCGCTATGGGGTCAGCCTGCATGTTTACCGGCGTTATAGGCACATCAGGCAAGTTAACTTTTGCCAAGGCCATATCCGACGGTTCGCTGCCGTACGAGTACATGATGGGGATTATTGCCCAAGACGCGGATAACAATGATTTTGCGTACGTTACTAATTTTGGCTTGGTTAGGGGGTTTGATACCACGGGGTCTACCAAGACGGTGCCCGAGACGTGGGCTAGCGGCGATCTTCTGTACTTTGACCCTGCCTACCCAGGCGAGCTAACTAAGGTAGAGCCTGAAGCTCCAGCCTTTAACTCACCAATAGCCGTGGTCGTTAACGCCGCCTCAGGAGGCGCAGGGTCTATTTTTGTTCGTATGAAAACAGGCGAATCGCTAAATAACCTGCACGACGTACGCATTAACGGCACGGGGCCAGCGGCAGGGCAAATCCTTATTTATGACGCAACGCAACAACGGTGGGAAAATAATTTATTGACCGAAGGGGCCAATATAGAGGTTACAAACGCAGACGGAGCCATTACAATAGCTACCACGGGCGCGTCTGGATCATTCACGGCGCAATCTGGCGAGACTATAACGGTCGTCGATGGTGTCATTACGAGCATAGTGTAAAGGACAACACAAATGGCGTTACTCAGCCTACCCCCAAAACTACAGTTTTTTGATAACAACGGCCTGCCTTTGGTGGGCGGTAAGCTATACACCTACGAGGCGGGTACGACCACGCCTAAGGATACCTTTCTTAACGAGATAGGTAACGTATACAACACCAACCCAATTATTCTTGATTCCCGTGGCGAAGCCTTGGTTTGGCTAGCATCTGGCAAATATAAGTTCGTCCTAGCGACCGCCGAAAACGTCGAGCTGTGGTCTGTGGATAACGTTAGCGGCGGCGGTACTGGTAGCGGTGGCGGTGGCACCTCGTTTGTGCCTGGCATGATTATGCTCTGGTCGGGTTCAGTGGTTAGCATCCCTGAAGGCTGGGCCTTGTGCAACGGGTCAAACGGCACCCCCGACCTGCGCAATCGCTTTATTGTAGGCGCTGGGGCTACCTATAACGTAGCGGCGACGGGCGGCAGCGCTGACGCCATTGCTGTGTCGCACACGCACACATTTAGCGCCACCACGGCCTCAGATGGCGCGCACACCCACACGCTACTGTCAAAGACCGAGGCTACGGCTGGTGGCGGTCAAGTCCCCCGCTACAGCGGCGATGGCTCTATAACTAACAATGAGGCTATCCAGTCGGCAGGCGCGCACACGCACACGGTGTCCGGCACAACGGCTAGCACAGGGTCATCGGGCACCAACGCCAACTTGCCGCCCTACTACGCCTTGGCGTATATTATGAAAACCTAAAGGATAGATCATGACGGTAACCGTAAAAGTATTAGTTCCTGCCAAAACGGCTGAGAATACGCAGACAACGCAGTACACCGCTACGGGTGTAACGACGATTATTGACAAGTTTACGGCCACTAACTATTCTGTTAACGCCGCTACAATTAGCGTCAATCTGGTAACAGCTACAGGCTCTGCCGCTGATGCTAACTTGATTGTTAAAGCTAAAACTTTGCAGCCGTCAGAGACATACACGTTTCCTGAGTTAGTTGGTCAAGTATTAGCGCCTAGCGGCTTTATTTCTACTATCGCAGGCACAGCGTCTGCCGTTAACATAAGGGTGTCGGGTCGAGAGGTGTCGTAATGGCTAAGAGACGTAAGATACCAGATTCAGTTTGGGCGGTCATATGCGACACAATGAAAAAGTATGAAGGTATTGAATGCACAAACGCCAATAGAAAATATATTGAGAAAAATTTAGACATAAAAATATTTGATGGTGGGGTGTTTATATCGGACGGCCCCGAATTTGATTTATATGTAGTACCCGAACGTCAAGGAAAATGGAATATACGCGGTGAGCTTACCAAGTATTTAAATGACATGTCCAAGATATACGGTACGTTGGAAATAGGTGTTAATGAGAATAACCATAAGTCGTTACGGCTAGCCAAATTTTTTGGTTTTAAAGAAGTTGCTAACGAAGATGGTGAGATTACATTGGAGCGTGCGCCATGAGCAAAGTCGTTAAAAAAGTAGCCAAAGGGGTTAAAAAAGTAGCCAGCAAAGTAGTGTCTACCGTTAAATCCGTTGGCCGAAAGATTGACCAAACCGTTCGTAAAGTTGTGCCTGGTGGATGGTTAGGCGCGGCTGCGTTAGGCGGGATTGGTTATCTAGGCTATAACGCCTTAGCGGGCGCGGGGGCATCTACCGCAGGGGCTGGGGCGGCGACCGGCATGGCCGAGGTCGCCAAGTACGGGGCTTTGGGCGCGGGTAGTTCAGCGTGGGCTGGCAACGCGCTAATTAACGGCGGGCTTGCGTACATGGGCATGAACGCTATGGGCCAGCCTCAATATCAGCAGATGGATCCTGGGTATTTGCAGCAATTAGCTAGCGGTGCTGGGGGTGGTTTTTCAGATTATTTACCTTACTTAGGTATGGCTGGTAATGCAGCTATAGGCGCATATTCTGCCGATAAAGCGGCAGACATTCAGGCGCAATCGGCTAGAGAAGCCCGTGATCTTCAGTACAAAATGTTTCAAGAGCAAAACCAATTGCAAGAGCCTTGGCGTCAGGCTGGCGTAAACGCGCTAAGCGAAATGCAAACTACTAGAGGTAACATGCCAGAAGCATTTAGCGGCAAAGTAGATTTAACGCAAGATCCTGGATACGCTTTTAGATTGTCAGAGGGAATAAAAGCTATGGATCGCGGGGCTGCGGCCCGTGGCGGTTTAATCTCAGGCAACGCGCTAAAAGCGGGTCAACGTTTTGGACAAGACCTTGCGTCGCAAGAGTATGGTAACGCTTATAACCGCGCTTTGACTGAATATGAAGCAAGAGTGCAAAGAGAAGCTACAGGCTATAACCGACTGTCTGCGTTGGCTGGCGTTGGACAAACAGCGGCTGGAAATTTATCCAACGCCGCAGCGCAATACGGCACCAACGCCGGCAATATAGGCATGATGGCTGGCAACGCCCGTGCGTCTGGCTACATGGGCGCGGCTAACGCGCTGTCTGGCGCTTTGGGGCAAGGGCTTAATTATTATCAGAACCAACAGTTAATGAACAATATGCCGTACATGGCGTAAGGAACTAGCATGCCTTTAGACCCGAACATAGCAATGGGTTTTAAGCCCATGCAGATTGAATCGCCGATCAATCAGATGTCCAATGTGCTGCAGCTTAGAAACGCTATGCAATCTAATCAGTTAAACCAACTGAAGATGCAAGAGGCGCAGCAAGGCTTGGCTGATCGACAGGCGCTTCGCGGGTTAGACCCAACAGCGCCAGATTACGCGGCGCAACTTAGCCGCGTAGACCCCATGTTGGGGGCCAAATATAGCGAGCAAAAAACTAAGTCAAAAACGGCTGAGCTAGATTTTGCTGAAAAGCAACGCGATGTAATAAAACGCGCCGCTACGTCTGTAGTGGCTAACCCTACGCCAGACTTTGCCATTAGGGCACTTAACTATGTGCAGCAAGTTACCGGCGAAGATATGTCAGACGAAATTCAAATGGTCACGCAGATGCAATCGCCTGAGCAAATTCGTCAATGGGCTATGGGGCACGCTGCTAGTATGGATCAGCTAATCGCGCAGATGAAGCCTAAGGAAGAAAAGCCAATCACCGTTGGAAAAGGCGGCGCTATTTACGATCCAAACACTAAAAAATGGATTACACCGCCTGCTGCGGCTGGGTCTGGTGAAGTTGAGCCGCCTAAACTTAGGCCAGGCGAGCGTTGGCGCCCCGACACTCAAACGGTTGAAGCGGTGCCTGGAAGCGACATATTCAAAAAGCAAAAGTCTGACTTTACTAAAGAGTACAAAGCCGCCACGTCTGTTATTGACAAAATGGAAGAAGGTGTTAAAAAGCTGGACAGCCTTCTTGACCCCAAAAAAGCAAAAGGGTTTAGCTACAACTTTGGCGGGTACACCGAAAAGTTTGCAGGGCAATTTTTACCTGGCGCGGCTACGGATTTTCGTAAAGAGCTTGATTCATTTAAAAGCACGCTTAAGTCTGCCGGCTTGGAGCTTATTAGGCAAGGCGGCTCAATTGGCCAGATGACCGTGCAAGAGTGGCCTATTGTTGAGCAGATGATTGCCGCTATATCACCTGAAATGGGGGAAGAAGCCGCTAAAGCTACAATGAACGAGATCCGCGCACGGTTTGATAGGATCGCGTCGCGTGCAAGAGAAATTTATGACCTTGAGTACGCAGATTCGCAGTTTTACACACCTATTAAAAGTGGCGGTGCGGTAAGCAGACCCGCATCGCCGGCGGGTCAGCCTATGTTTGCAGTTAACCCCCAAACCAAACAGCGAATTATGTCTACTGATGGCGGCGCTACTTGGGCGCCTGCTCAATAGGATCGGATAATGCGTCTACCGCCAGGATTTGTTTTAGAACAACCAGAGCAAAACACGGCGGTATCTTTACCGCCAGGTTTTGTGCTTGAAAGCGCGCCCGCCGCGCAGCCGCAAGATCCGTTAGCCGCGCGGCGAGCTAGAGAAGTGCCATCATTTGCCAACATTCGTCAGGCAGACGCTATGCCGACTGCTAGAGAGCCATCGGTTATGGATCGGTTAGCCGCCGTACCTGGCGCTGCTGTGTCTGCCGCTTCTTCTGTACCTGCGTTTTTAATGGGTACTGGCGCCGGTGTGTACGAAGCTGCTACTAGCCCTCAATTTGGTACGCAAGAAGCCATCCGTCAGGGCCAGCGCAAGATGGGCGAAGTAATGGATCGGTTTACTTACACGCCTAGCGCCGGTAGTCAAGCCTTGTTGCAAGACGTAGGACAAGCGATTGAACCACTTAAGGCTGCGCCAGTAATGCCTATGGGCATGGGGGCGCCAGGATCTGTACGCGCGGGTTTGCAAGGTACTCGTGCGGCCGCAGGCGCTGAAGCTGATCTTGTAAAAAATGCTTTTAGATCCGCGGTAGAGGCTAGAAAAGCGGAAAGCATGGCCGCAAAAGCGGAAAAGTCTTTTGCCCGTGGGCCTCAGATTGACGCGGCTAAAGACGCGCAAAGGCTAGGCATTGCGTTAGCCCCGTCAATATCTAACCCAACCAAAATGAACAAGATGTTGGCGCTTAGCACGGATCCTACAGAGCTACACAACACTCTGTCCGAAGCTAATTTACCCAAATACGCTTCCGTAGCTAAAAAAGAGATGGGGCTATCAGACCGAGAAGCGTTAACGTCTTCAGCACCGTTTGATAAAGCACGGGCGTTAGCAGCTAAGCCATACGACAAAATCCGTGAGATAGAAGTTTTACAAAGTTCAGACGATGTAATTCAAAAGATAAAAGACGTTATCGACGAAGATTTAATTGGCGGCGTAACTAGCCAAAATCAAATTCAAGCGTTAATTGACGACGCGGTCAAAAAGATTAGCGGGGGGATAACTGGCGCCCGCGCTATTGACAACATCAGTAACCTGCGCAAAAAGTCTCAAAAGGTCTATAACTCAAAAGCCGCTACTCCAGAACAAGTAGAAGTGGCTGACGCCCGTATGACCATTGCTAACGCGCTGGAAGATTTAATAGAAAAGAATGTGACAGATCAAAAGTTGCTAGCAGAATTTCGTAAGGCGCGTACTCAAATGGCTAAGACCTACGCCTACGAACGCGCTACAGACTTTAATACCGGCAACATAGATATTCAAAAGTTAGCCAAATTAACATCGCAAAACGACTATTTAACCGGCGACATAGCCGCGCTTGGCCGCATAGCGGGCAATTACCCTGAAGTAACGCAAATGCGACCTGTTGTTGCTAGCCCCATAGACCGATTTACACGCGCAGGTGTGGCCGGAACTTTAGGTGCGGGTGTTGGCGGCGCCATTTTTGGTGGGCCTGGTGTAATTGGCGGCGGTGCGGCGGGGGCGTTAGCAGGCCGCGTGTTGAGCCGCAGCGCAGCTAAAAGATTAACCAGCCCAGAAAAACAAGCCTCTCGCGCCATTCCTAGAGATTACAGATCGGAACCCGATCTACGTGAATTAGCTCGTAATAAACTAGCCCCTGACAACAAAAATAATCTGAGGTAACTTTAAATGGATCAGATGATATTTAACCTTATCGTAGGTTTAGCCGCTTTTTTTGGTGGGTGGGTGTTAAATAACATCACCAAAGCAGTTGACCGTTTGGATAGAGACGTGCGCGACATGCCTAAAACGTACGTCACTAAGGACGACTACCATAGAGATATAACCGAGATTAAAGAAATGCTCGGCAAGATATTCTCTAAATTGGACAGCAAAGTAGACAAGTGATGCTATCGCCCGACTGGAAAGAGGTAGTCAAAAAGGCATGGTCAATACGCCTGATCCTATTGGCCGGCCTGCTGACGGGCATTGAGGCCATACTGCCGTTCTTGGGCCGCGACCTGCCGTACTTAAAGTTCATAACGCTAGCCGTCGTCATGGCCGCCTTTGTGGCTAGAATAACGGCGCAGAAAAATCTCCCATGAACAGGGTGCAAGTCGCCGCGCTATCGGCTTCAGCCGTGGCGTTGGTCGGCTTAGCGGTGCACGAAGGCTACAGAGAAGAAGCCTACACTCCAGTCCCAGGCGACGTTCCTACGATCGGTTTTGGCACTACCCAAGGGGTAAGGTTAGGCGACAAGACTAACCCCGTAGAGGCCTTGCAACGGGCGTTAGCAGACATGCAGAAGTTCGAGGGCGCAATTAAGCGCTGCGTAACGGTGCCGTTATTCCAACACGAGTACGACGCCTATCTGTCTCTTTCTTACAACATAGGGTCTGGTGCGTTCTGTAGCTCAACTCTTGTAAAGTTACTGAATCAAGGCCAATATAAGGCGGCCTGCGATCAGATATTGCGCTGGGATAAATTTAAGGGAAAGCCCTTACGAGGGTTAACCATTAGACGCGAAAAGGAACATAAGCAATGCCTTGGGGGCTAATCATTCGCGCGCTGCCGTATGTTGCGGTGGCGATCAGTTTGTTTTACGCAGGCTGGATAACTAACGGCTGGCGGCTTGAGGCTCGCATAGCAAGCCTAACAGAGGCCCACGCCCAAGCCTACGCCCAGGCCACCGAGCAAGCGCGTGAGCGTGAGCAGGCGTTGCAACGGTCGGCTGATACCTTACGGAGAGAAAAAGATGCGCGCATCAACACTATTAACAGTGCCCTTAACAGTGCTCTTGACAGCCTGCGCAACCGTTCCGAACGTGCAGATAGCGGCGCAATGCCCGAAGCCTCCTGCCCTTGTGATGGATTACCCCCAACGCGATTGGCAAGGTCAGATGCTGAATTTCTTGTCCGATACGCCGCAGACGCCGCCAAGCTATACGCTGCCGTCCAGCAATGTGAAACTCAATACAATGCCTTAATTGACCGCCATTAGCGATCTATAGGCCTCAATAGCCGTACGCAAGTCTGCTTTAAGCAGCTCAATCATGGCGTCTTGCGCTTTCATGCGCTCGGTCGCGTCCTGCGCAAACTTAACTAGGTTGTCCGTAGTCCAGCAAGCAAAGTCGGGCGTCTCGTTCATTTCGGGATCCTATAAAGTTTAGTCTTGTCGCGCTGCCGCATTTCCACAATGCCTTTAACAACATACTGGCCAAGCAGCATTTTAGCGTAGGAATACGAGCACCCCACGGCGCGGCATAGCTGCTTGGCACTAAAATAATTTTGCCTGCGGCAGACTTCTTCCCAGACCTGATCTTCTAATGTCATGGCCGGCGTAGTAGCTTCTTAGCCTTCTCTGTAGCCGCCGTCCATACCGTGCCCACCCAAAACTTAAAGCGTGTCCAATCCACGGCGTCAGCGCCCGAAAGCATGATGACTGCACAAACCGCACCAAATAAAGCCGACAAAATAAAAGTGCTCATTTACTGCTCCTTTTGATAATTCGATACATCAGTTCCCCGCCGAGCACAAAGCCAGCGCACATTCCCAACACAAAGCTAATCCACTCCATGATTCTTCCTTTTCAACTTATCTTCGATGGCCTCGATAACCGCAAGGCGCCCACCAAGATTTAATGCTTCATTTAGCCAAGCAAGTTCTTCGTGCGTAAACCCAACCCATTGCTTTGGTGCGCGGTACACGGGAAAGCAACCCTCGCCCACGTCTATGTCCCACAAGTTGTAGCTAAGATCTTCGTTGTCGTCTGAGTAGCACTTGGATAGCCACGCCACAGGCTCATGTTTACGTTTTGCCGTTTCATCGACACGTTCTTGCGATATGTCGATAGCGTGTACATGTTCAGGCCACGCTAGTCGGTCACGCAGGGCTTTTGCTGTTGGCATTTCTCCCATGCCAAATTCAATTAAATACTCCAACGCCATCTGCATCAGTTCACGGTCTGTCATTTCACACCTCCTTCACCCTTGTCACAAAAAGAGCACCGGCGTTTCCAAAACCACACCTTTACCTCGCCGCAGTCACAACAAACAACATTTAAAAACTTTCTTAATAGCTTCATCGCACTTCCTTCTTTGGTTTTGCAAGTTCTTTTGAGCAAAACGACATAGCCTGCCCTAGCTTTTTAACAAGAACGTCCTCAATCAAAGGAATAACGGCTTCGTGCAAATACTCTCGTATGGCCTGCTCTTGTTTTATTGTTGGTTCATATTTTTTCATTGCGGTTTTTCCTCATCTGCAAAGTCCATTTCGGGTGGGTGTGGAACATCGTCGTGCACAATCACCCCACGCTCATCGGCTTCGATAAGCCTTCCGCAAACTACGCAGTAGTAGCCTTCATCCACTATTCTTCTCCTTTAGTTTGGCTTCGATGGCCCGGGCAATATCAAGCCAGCCGCCACCCTCTAAAACATCATCCATTACCAACATCACTTCCTCATCCGTTAGCCCAACCCATTCACGCTTTGGTGGTGCGGTGTAAAGTGGTATGTAAGTCAAATCTTTCCCGCTATCTCGGTCTGCCACGCTGCAATACTTCAAGTCTGTAACAGCATGGGGTTGAGGGTCGGTTAGGTTTTCAATCCACGCCACAGGCTCCGGTTCAGGCTGCGCTAGTCGGTCACGCAGGGCTTGGATTGCTGGTAACACAAGATCAATCTTGTTTCCGTTTGCATCTTTACAATCTATTCCCAACGCCCACAACGCCATCTCCATTAGTTCACGGTCTGTCATTTCTCACCCCTTGCTCGGATTGCATTAACCACTCTGTCCCTGATTGAACGCTCACACCCAAGTAAAGCAATATCCGCAACAGCCGCACACGTCTCACGCTCTGCTTTGACTGCGGCTTTGGTTTTTTCTTCAGCATCTTTTAATGCAAGTTCTTGGAGCATTTGTCCATGACGGTTCAGTTCGTGAATGTCATATAAATCAACACCATCAATGCGATATCTAGCGGGGGATTGGGGTTCTTTAAAATGAATCATGTGTTCTCCTTTTTAACTCGGTATTTAATTAACGGATTCCATCTTGGGTTGTTATGCCCACAATCTTTCCATTTATATGTACTTCGGCATAAGTATTGAATTTTTGCTCCTCTCGCCCATGCTTTAATCAGTTTTGCATGGCGTAGCGGTGTCCATTTTTTTAATTTTTCATGCTGCATCAGTTCACGGTCTGTCATTTCTCACCCCTTGCTCTTTCACCTGCCATACAAGTTCAGTAAGCAAGTCAGCAATCGAATCGCCGTGGCACGTTGCGTAGCCGTGCTTCATCATCCAGTCGGCAACCTTCTCACGCTCATCAGCCCTAACCAACTCGGCAAACTTCTCCACATCCAGCCCATCGGCAAGGTTCATGCACTCGTTGTACATCTTGATGTGCTTCATCTTGGCTTTCATATAGGCCTTGATCCGTGCTTCGTCTTCCATGTCTCTCATTCTTCCTCTCGTTTCTTTATTCATTTTCCCCTCTTTGTGTACATGGCTTCCCAATCAGGCGCAGGGTGGGCGGCTTGAAAAGAAACAGCAACCACTTGTTTTCCTTTACGCAGCACCCACCCAAAAGGCTTTGGTTCCACATCCTCTGGCAACTGCTCTGGCAGTTGAATTGATTTACCGGCCAAAGAAAAAAGAGCTAACTGCGATCTATTTGCACAACCATACTTCTTTAATACCGCGCCCACATGGAGCTTAATGGTTGAATCAGACAGACCTAGTCGCTTTGCAATCTGCTTATTGGTGTACCCCTGTTGCACCCAACGCAACACCTCGGCTTGTTGTTTGGTAAGTTTGGGTTGGGTCATTCTCCATACTCCTTTTCAAGTCGTTCCTCTTCCATGCGCTCAAGCCACTCGTCTTCATCCAAGCACTCAGCATCGCAGCAGTGGCTCACCTCTTGGTAGTCGTGGTCGGAACACATGTATCCCCAGTATTCATACTTTCCAATGCCAAAATCTCTGACGACTTCTTTGCATGGCTCATGGCAGTCGCTACATATGTAGGGCAATTTAGCTGTCGTCTTTTTCATCTATCCCTCCACGCAAGGTAAATAATTAACGCCACACAAAACACCATAAATAGCGCCACCTCGATAGCTGCCGCTTCGGCTAGCCCAGATCGCGCCCACCATACCTGCGCCTCGGTTATAGCCATGCTCGCTCCATATCTGCGAGCTTAGTCGCGCATGCTCGCTTGCTAACGTCTTTAAACCATTTCTTAATAACCAAGCGCTCGGCATCTGTCTTAAACGGCCACGCCATGCGGATAGATTCTAGCGGCGGGTCTATTACCTCTTGATACTGGTACGCCTTAGTTACAATCTGGTTAACTAAAAACCAATCTGGCCCCTCGTCCATACGCCACCCCCTATTTAAAGTGCTCTTGCCTTAGATAAAATTTCTATTCGTTCTCTGGTAGACCTAAGCGCGCAATAACGCTGGTGCAGGCGCTCCAATATAGACACCCGCTTTAGGTTGTCTAGCTCATGGTTTAGCGCGCTTAGCACCTCATTTTCGGTCATACCGGCTAAGTTATCGTTTAGCTTTCGCCACGTAGTTTTCAATGCGTTTCTCCAAATTTATAATGCGGTCTGACACGCGCTCGTATGCCTTGCGCGATGAGTTAAAAGTTCTGTGACGTATTCTTAATTCTTTTTTAGCTATTTGTAGCTTTAGCTTAAGATTTACTAACTGTTTCATTTCAGTTCTTCCATAGCAATGTCGGATATAGCCCGCTTGTCGTGCAAGGCGCCCCAGATACGGTCATCAATAGTGTTGTTCGTAAGCAACACGTAATTCCACACCTCATGCTTTTGGCCGCTACGGTGCAGGCGCCCGATCGTCTGCTCGTAGAGTTCTAGCGACCACGGCAACGATAGCCAGACGATCCGGCAGCCGCCATGCTGCAGGTTCAGCCCGTGGCCGGCAGACTTGGGGTGTAGCAGCAGCAGCTCAATCTGGCCCGTGTTCCAACGGTCAATCACGTTGGCGTCATCTAACGTCTGAGCGTCGGGGTATTTAGCCTTTAGCTGGGCTAGTTCCTCTTTAAAGTTGTACGCGACGATCGTATTGGCGTGCTGGTTCTCAGACAGCAGCTCATCCAGCAAGTCGAACTTGTGAGTGCTAAACCACACGGGGCGCTGCGTGACGATAAACTTACCAGGCACGTCAGGGTTGGGGCGCCGTTGCGTGTCGTACACAAAGCCAGCGGCCATTTGGGATAGCTTACCTGTTACCACGGCGGCGTTTGCGGCAATGGCTGTGGCGTCAGGAAACTGCACAACAAAGTCGCGTTTCATCTTCTCATACGGTGTCCGATCCGGCATGTCGCACCGTAATTCCACGGTGTTAAGCGGCGGCAAGGTGTCCTTATAGACGCCAGCATCTAGTAAAAACGTGGCCGGCTTAATCCGCGCCATGACCTGCTCTAGCGCGCCTGGCGCGGGTATCCACTGCCCGTGCTCACGGCTCAGACAGATAAAATATTGCTGCAAAAACGCCCCCTTAGCGCGGCCTAACAGCGTCTGGTCAACGATCTTGCACTGCCCAAAGGTGTCCTCTAACCCGTTACTGGTAAAGCTGCCGGTCAACCCCCAGCGTATGCGCACTGCGTCTATCTTCTTCCATAAGGCTTTGAAGCGCTTGCCCGACGGGTCTTTTAGTCGTGTCAGCTCATCGAACACAATCGCGTCAAAGTTCCACCGCTGCTCGCACAGCCACTGGATGTTGTCGTAGTTAGTGACGACCACCTGCGCGGTAGAGGCAAGCGCAGCCGCCCGTTTAGCGGCAGTTCCCACGGCTACAGCCATCGTGAGGTTAGGCGCCCACTTGTCGCGCTCAGTCGGCCAGACGTCCTTACAGACCCGCAATGGGGCTAGCACAAGGAACCGTTTAGCGTGGCCATCGCGCAACATCTCGCTCATGGCGGTTAGCGTAATGGCGGTCTTGCCGGCGCCCACGGGTGCCAACACCATCGCCCGATCGCGCTCATACAAAAAGTCACACGCGGCGTTCTGATACGGCCTTAATCCAAGCATCTACCATTTCCTTTGACCAAAGACATGCGTACTTCTGATTTAAAACTTTCATCTCCTTAGCAAATAGCTGCTGCAGTTCGGAAAGCCTGCCCTGCGGGCGTTTTAATTCTATAAACCACGTCTGGCCGTCCGGCATACACACCACCCGATCGGCTACACCGCGCTGCGAGGGCGAGGCGAACTTATACGCCATGCCGCCTGCAGTCTCTACGTGCCAGACTAAATACTTCTCGATTTCTTTTTCTAACATATTTTTATTCTACCCTGTTAAAAACTTCTTGACAACCCTTTTGCATATGATATTATGAAATCTCTAAACAAGACAAGTGAGGGTAAAAATGAAGCATTCAGTAATCGTTGGCGGCTCGACTGCAAGCCGCGTCATCAACTGTCCAGGCTCTGTGGCGCTAGTTGCCAAGATGCCACCAAAGCCATCAAGCAAAGACGCTGACACCGGCACCTTACTTCACGAGGTTATCGCTGATTTGGTAGGGACAGACAAATACCCGTATGATTTTATTGGCCGCAAGTATGAAGGCATTGAGCTGACAGAAGAATTAGTAGAGGACAAGCTAATTCCTGCGTTAAAACTATTTGAAGAAGTGGATACGAATTATGAAATGGCGTTCATGGTGGAACAAAAAGTGGGGTTTAACGACCTACTTACTGGCGTGTTTGGCTCTTGTGATGTTCTGGGTAGGCTTGGGGGCACTGCTGTGGTTCTTGATTGGAAGTTTGGTTCAGGCGTTGCGGTAGACGCTGAAAACAATTATCAGCTAATGTTTTACGCCCGTGCTGCAATGCACACCGAGGCGACCAAATGGGTCTTTGAAGGCGCAAAAGAAGTTGAGCTAGTCATCATTCAGCCGCCGTATATTAAGCGCTGGAAAACCACTATTGACCGCTTGGTTGAGTTTGAGCAAGAGTTAGTGCGGGCGGTTAACTTAGCGACCGAGACTGACGCACCGCTTAAAGCAGGCAGCCATTGCCGGTGGTGCGCGGCTAAGCCCGTCTGCCCGCAGATGACGGGTGCAGTAGACCGCGCGTTAAAGGTGCAGCTTGATAACTTACCCGCTAGTCATATAGGCGTGTATCTGACGCAGGCTAATTTACTTGAAGAATGGATTACAGATTTACGGGCGCTTGCCCACAAAATGATAGAGAATGACACTCCCGTGCCTGGCTGGAAGTTAGTTGGTAAACGCGCTACTCGCCAGTGGACGGATAACAAGGCGGCTGAAAAATTTTTATTAGAGCAAAAAATTAACCCGTACAAAGATCCCGAGTTGCTATCGCCCGCAGGGGCTGAGAAGCTACTTAAAAAGCGCAAGGTGGCATTGCCCGATGAGCTTATTGTGGCAGTGTCGTCAGGCAGCACGTTAGCGCCGGAGAGTGATTCTCGGCCTGCCGTGTTAAACGTGGGCAAGCAGTTAACGCAAGCCCTTTCTAAACTAGTGTAAAGGAAACAAAAATGTCAAATCTCGTAACGTTCAATACAGCCAATCTGCCTGCAGTTCAGTCCTTGTCAACGGCACTTCGGTCAATTCAAAGTGAAGTAGGGCCAGTAGGTTCAGTAATTTTAAAGATGGATAAAGCAGGCTACTGGGTCTATGGCGCCGATCAAACTGAAGTTGATGACGATGCAACATGGGCTGTTAACCCGTTCTCGTTCACCCACGGCTTTATTGCGTGGGGTGATGGTGAGGTGCTAGCTGAGAAGGTGGTGTCAGTATCGCAACCACTGCCTGAGCTTGAGGCCGCACCGCCTAACGCCAAGAAAGGCTGGGAAACGCAAGTGGGCATGTCGCTAAAATGCCTGACCGGCGAAGACAAAAACATGGAGGCTCGTTTTACAACGACATCCGTGGGCGGCAAGCGTGCTGTGCAGGCGTTGGCTGTCGCAATCGCTGAGCAGGTAGAAAAGGATCAGGCTAAACCCGTGCCTGTCATTCGTCTGAAGAAAGATCATTACCAGCATAAGTCTTACGGCAAGATTTTTACGCCGGTGTTTGAGGTGATCGAGTGGGTCGCTATGACCGGCGAATCAGATACGGCCGCAAGCGATGAAGCTGCAGATGAGCCAGCAGAGCCGCAAGCTGACCAAGCTGTACGTCGTCGTCGTCGCGCAGCCTAAGAAAGGGGATAAAGCAGGGGGCCGAAAGGTTCTCTGCTTTTTTATTACAAAATGCTTTGGCTTGACTACGAATCAAAAAGCGAGTGCGACCTTATATCGCGCGGCTCGTATAACTACAGCCTGCACCCGTCTACCAAGATGCTATGCGCAGCCTATGCGTTTGATGATGAGGACGTGCAGTTATGGTGGGGCCATGAGCCGGTGCCTGCTAGGCTAAAAGACTACTTTGCATCTGGCGGTCAGATCCGCGCTCACAATGCTAGCTTCGATCGTCTGCTGACATGGCACGTCGTCTGCCCTGACTATGACCTGCCCGTGCCGGCGCTTGATCGCTGGTACTGCACGGCGGCCCAAGCGCGGTCAAACTGTGCACCTGGTAGCCTAGAAGATGTGGGCCGGTTTGCCTCAGTCAGTATGCGCAAAGATCATCGCGGTAAGCAACTGGTGCGCTTATGCTGCCTGCCACCCTTTAGCCAAGACCCGAAGGTGTTAGCTGAGCTTGGCGAGTATGCCCTGCAAGACGTGCGGGCTATGCGGGCAATATCTAAGGCCATGCGGGAGCTATCGGCTGAAGAATTGCTGGATTATCAAATAAACGAACGAATAAACGATCGCGGGTTGCTGATTGACGTGGATCTGTGCCGTGCTGCGGTGCGCTACGCGGCCCAAGAGCTGACCGAGATTGAGACGCTAGTTGACGAGGTGACAGAAGGCGAGATCGCCTCTGTGCGCAGCCCCAAGATGCGCGAGTGGGTGCTAGCACGTGTGGGCGATGAGGCTAAGGCCTTGATGCTTACCTATAAGGATGGCGAGGAAAAGTACAGCATTGATAAGACGGTGCGTGGGAACTTATTGCTACTAGCTGAGGAAAACCCCGACCAAGTGCCGCCTGCCGTAGCCGATGTGATCCAGTGCGCAGACGACGCGTGGGCATCTAGCACCGCCAAGTTTAACCGGCTAGCCAATCTAGCTGACGACGAAGATCAACGGGTGCGGGGCGCGTTCGTGTTCGCTGGCGGCTCTGCTACGGGGCGCTTGGCGTCTTATGGCGCTCAGGTGCACAACATGCCGCGCAAGACCGCTAAGGATCCCGCCGAAGTGCGGCAGGCGATGGTGCGTGGTCATGCGATCGTGCCTAAGTACGGGCGGCGGGTGACCGATGTGCTAAAGGGAATGCTACGCCCTGCGCTGGTGCCTGCGCCTGAGCATGTGTTGATTGTAGCGGATTGGGCGGCGATCGAGGCGCGCATGAACCCGTGGCTTGCTAACCACCCGACATCAGAGGCTAAGCTAGACATCTTCCGATCGGGTCTGGACGTGTATAAGGCCGAGGCCAGTAAGCGTTTATCCATACCGATTGCCGACATCACGCCTGACGAGAGGCAGCTACAAAAGGTTATGGAGCTTGCCTGCGGCTACATGGGCGGCATCGGCGCGTTCACGGCTATGGGTCGCGTCTATGGCGTGTTGCTGCCCGAGGCCCAATCAAAGCGCATGGTGGACGCATGGCGGCGCGCTAACCCGTGGGCTGTGGCCTACTGGGGCGCGCTTGACGGTGCGTATTTGAGGGCCATGCGCAACCCTAAGCGCGAGTTTACTGCTGGCCGTGTGACGTACCTCTTTGATGGTTTGCACCTATGGTACGCCCTGCCGTCTGGCCGTATTCTCTGCTATCCATACGCTAGACTTGATGCTGATGGGGTGTCGTACGCTAAGGCGTCATGGAAACCTGCCGCAGATGCTAAAGAGTGGCCACGGGCGCGGTTATGGCCTGGGCTAGCTGCTGAGAACATCTGCCAAGCGGCGGCCAATGACGTGTTACGTGTGGCGTTACGGAGGTTAGATCAGGACTACAAGGTAATTGCCACGGTGCACGACGAGATCGTGCTAGAGGCACCAAAAGATCAGGCAGAGACAATCGCGCAGCAACTAAAAGACATTATGTGTGACCCGCCTGTGTGGGCTGAGGGTTTACCCTTAGACGCGGAGGTTAGTGTAATGAACCGTTATGGAAAGGGATAGGTGGTGTTGATGATTAACCAGTCGCAATTTATAGAATTTCTAACCAACTTGGCACCTGAGGGCGAGACGCTCTTGCTGGTGCGCCAAAAGCCCGTGTTAAAGGACGGGCAGATGCAATTTCACGCTGATGGTGCGGTCAAATGCACTTGGCCTGCTTTCCTGCCTACGGCTGCCAAGATAAAGGCTGGTCAGGCATGGTATGGCAACACGGCGTCTTTTATCGTCGATCGGTTTGAAGATGGCCGCGTGTCTGCCTCTGCCGCTAACGCTGAGTACGTGCTGTGCATGATGCTGGACGACGTGGGCACCAAGGCCAAAGTGCCCCCGATCGAGCCGACATGGAAGATGGAGACGTCTGCCGGCTCGTTTCAGTGGGGCTATGTGTTCTCTGACCAGCCAACTAAGGGCGAGTTTACTGCTGCCATGCGGGCGATCGCGGAAGCCGGCTACACCGATCCAGGTGCGACTAATGCCGTGCGCAACTTTAGACTGCCAGGCTCAGTGAACCTGAAACCCAACCGCAATGAGTTTGCCGCGCGGCTAGTCCAGTTCGATCCCGCCCGCGAGTTCACCCTAGCCGAGATCTGCACGGCGCTGGGGGTAACGGTCACTGAGGCTGACGGCGCTGGCGTTAAGCCAATCCGTGTCGCTGACACGGGCGGTGATGATGTCTTTGCATGGCTTGCCGATCAAGGCATGGTGCTAAGTAAACCTAACGGTGAGGGCTGGGCTGGGATCGTCTGCCCAAACTCTGAGCAGCACACCGATGGGAACGTCGAAGGGCGCTACATGCCTCTAACCCGATCCTATTGCTGCCTGCACTCACACTGCATCGAGTTCGGCTCTGTTCAATTTTTAGAGTGGGTCGCCAATAATGGCGGGCCAAAGCAGGGGCATGGCCTGCGGGATGACCTGATCGCGGCCACGATGGACGCGGCGCTATCAAAGCTAAAGCCGTCTGACTTTTTTTCTGAGGACGCGGCCAAGGTGATCGAGGAAGTCGAGCAAAAAGAGATGGGGCGCGTGGATAAGGCGAGCTGGTATGAGCGCTTTGCCTATGTGCAGGAGGATGATTCTTATTTTGACATGCAGACGCGGCGCGAGATTAGCCGGTCAACCTTTAACGCTATCTTTCGCCATGTCCCCTGCATGTCGATCCACGGCAAGCGCCCCCGCATTGAGGCTGCCACCTGCTTTGACGAGAACCGGCAGGCAATGGGCGCAAAGTGCATGGTGGGTGTGACCTACGCTGCTGGCGAGTCTGTGCTTGTGGCGCGGGATGGTGACGTGTACGGCAACCGCTGGCGTGACGCACGGCCTAAGGTCGCGCCTCCTGCTGATGAGAGCGAGATCGCCCCGTGGCTTGACCACTGCCGCCTGCTTGTGCCTGATGACGCTGAGCGAGAGCACCTCTTTAACGTCATGGCGTTTAAGGTGCAGCACCCTGAAATCAAGATAAACCACGCTGTCCTGCATGGCGGCACTCAGGGCTGTGGTAAGGACACCTTCTGGGCACCGTTTATTTACGCTGTCTGTGGGCCTGGGCTAAAGAATAGGGGTCTGCTTGATAACGATACGATGGGATCCCAATGGGGTTACGCCCTTGAATCTGAGATCCTGATCCTGAACGAGTTAAAAGAACCCGAGGCCAGAGAGCGCCGCGCGTTAGCCAATAGGCTTAAGCCCATCATCGCCGCGCCCCCTGAGATGCTATCAATCAACCGTAAGGGCTTGCACCCGTATGATATGGCCAATCGCGTGTTTGTCATGGCCTTTACCAACGATCAAGTACCGATCTCGCTTGATTCCCAAGACCGGCGCTGGTTCTGCATCTGGTCTGCTGCGCCCCGTATGGACGAGAAAAAGGCCCGCGCGCTGTGGGACTGGTACAGGGCTGGCGGCTTTGCTGCCTGCGCGGGTTGGTTGTCTGCCCGCGACGTGTCTGCCTTTAACCCTGCCGCCGCGCCTGCCTGGACTGAATTTAAGCATAACCTTGTTGAACACTCTATGAGTGCGGCTGAATCCTATCTGGTCGATTTACTTAAGACCCGTGCGGGTGAGTTTGCTTCTGGCGTTGTCGGATCCCCATTCCATCGCCTGATTGACCGCCTGCAGGGTTCTGCCCCGTCTGGCGTTAAGGTGTACCAAGGTGCGCTACTGCACGCGTTATCGGAGGCGGGGTGGATTGATAAAGGGCGTATTAAATCTCGTCGCCATGACAGTAAAAAGCACGTTTTCTGCCACCCTGATCTGATAGATATGAGCAATACAGAGCTAAGGGATGCCGTAGAGGATACGCCCGCGCCGCGAATGGCGCTAGTTAAAGGCTGACAGAGGCATAAAAAAACCCCCTGCCTTATGAGCAGGGGGTTCTAAACGCGGCCTTTTTACGTGGAGGGGAGGAGGCGGCCGCGTGGCGTTGACCTTATAAGTCTAGCAGGATTATAAGCAACGCCGCAACCCCCGCAATGATGACGAAAGTCAATCGGCCACCTCCATCAATAGCTCAGGCTCTGAGGCGTCATAAACGGGCGCAGGTAAGGGTGAGAGCGTGCCCCCATAATGCGCGTGGAAGCTCTCAAGGCTAAAGCCGTTATCGACCCAATACTGACGGATATAAGACAGCGTAGACGTCTCACCCACCCTGAAAATGGGGAACTTGCGCGCGTCTGGCTTCTGGCGTGTCATTTTAGGCTTAGCCTTGGCGGCCTTCATCAACGCGGCTAAGTCTCTATCAGGCTTTAGGGTGAATTGGGTTCCGGCAATAGTTAACTTTTGCATGGCTTAGTTTCCTTTAGGCTCGTTGGGTAAAGTTTGAGCTAATTTCTTGGTAACGTTGCAGGCTGAAAACGGCCATTTCCCCTCGCTTGCGCGGCCGTAAGCAACGGCAAAAAAACCGTTTTCTAAGTGCCCTTCAATAACTGAGCATTTTCTTTTATTAGGGTAAAGGCTAAAAAATTTCTCTGCCGCTTGCCTTGCGGTGGTAGCGGTGGCGGTGCACCCGCTAGCGTATGCTTGAAAGGCTTTCATGGTTTAGTTTCCTTTAAATTAGCGGGCTAGAATGCGCCGAAGATAAAAAAGACGATCAAATATAGGGCAAGTCCAGCCAATAGCGCCGTGGCCCAAAAAATCAGCCCTTCCCCTGGCGGCATGGCGTGGCGTCGCTTAGCAAATAGGCGTCGGTTTTTTAACTCTTGGATTTCGGTTCGGTTCATTGTGCGGTGTCCTTTCCTTTAGATTAGTTAAACCAACGCGCGGCCAAAGTGCGGCCAAGTTCCCGTTTGGCGTTAGCCCTGATTGCGTCGCCTATTGTCTGGCCTGATCCGTCCAACGGTTCGCGGGTATCTTCGCGCAATCGCGCCCATATGGCGGAGGCAAGAACGGCGGCAGCCGCGCGCCTATATTCCGTGGGCCAGTATTGCCCGACGCAATAATCAATAATGAAAACGCCATGGGCGGGTTCAGTTATGGTCAAACGGCCACTAAACGCGTCCCGACTAGCTGCGATAATGTCATCGGCCGTGATCGAATCCCGACGGGCGCAATAGCTAAGCAAGGCCTGCGCGTCGCGCTTGTCCTTTGTGATCGAGCGCGCTTCCTTAAAATAGGCCGCGCGGCCGTCTTTATCGTCCCATGATTGGATGTAATCGCGCGGGTCTAGCCCTGGGCGCTTATTGATCCACGATTGCAGGGCTTGAATGATTGAGTATTTTCTATCGTTCATGGTTTAGTTTCCTTTTCAGAATTCGTTATCAAGGGCGCTTTTTAGCGCGTCATAATCTTTGGCCATTAGCGCGGCGAATACAGCGTCATTCTCAAGGGCTAGCGCAGGATCAATCAGGCGCTCAAGGCATAAAACCATAAATTCATGTGCGGTCATTTTCAAAGCTCCTAAAAAGTGATTTATTGAGTGACTACAAAACGAAAGATACAGGAATCAGACAATTAGTGCAAGGGATTGTTTTACATTTCCTTACAAGTTTAGGGGTTAATTTGTGGACAATGTGGGTCAAGTGTGGGTTAGGGGAAAAAAGAGAATGACCCACGCTTAGAGCCTTACAAATAAAGGGTTTGAGGGGTTTGTGGATAATGTGGACTATTTAATTAGAGATTTATTTAAGAATTTATTATATGGATATGGGGCTTATAGCGTTGGGGCCACGCTTAGGGGCTGCGCAAAAGGGGGTACAGCGATTTGTGTTTTAAAAAACATGGTCCACAAATACCCCGTTTTTAGCCCTTTTTCCTTTATTTTCAAGCACTTAGCGATTTTCGAGAATGGTCCACACAAATGGTCCACAAATTCGATTTTTGCCTTTTTGTTATCTGGCCGTAAACCCTTAGCCAAATTACCAAGCAAATCACCTTTAGCACCTAAAACCAAATGGTCCACATGGTCCACAACTAGGGTCTGCAACCTTTAGTTAATGGTCCACATGGTCCACATGGTCCACGCCTAGGCATGGCATGGCCACGCATGGCGTGGGCTACTTGCTTTCAGTTACTAACTGACTGGTCGGTCAGCTATTTGGTTAGTGGCTGGGCGGTATGGGGCTGTTTGATTTCGAGGCCCCCGGGTAGGGCCTGCAATGGGGCCGGTGAGCGCTGGGAGGGGCTGCAAAAACTTTTTATTTTTTTTGCAAAATAGTCGTATACTCCCAGCCATGACGTTCAAATCCCTGCCATTTGAGCCTCGTGAGGTAAAAGCCACTGAGGCGCGTCTGCAGCGCATATACGACGCTGCTAGGCTTGGTTTGCGTGGCGACAGTCTGGCGCTTGCTTCAGGCCTTCTGCCGGTTGAATTTAGGCGTCTGTGCGAGTTCGACCCAATAGCTGAGATGGCGATGCTAAAAGGCAAAGCTGACGGCGAGCAGGAAAACGCAGGGTTACTGCAAGAAGCCGCGAGGCAGGGCGACGCAAAAGCCGCGTTGGCCATACTGCAGCACGTACACGGCTGGGTGGCTAAGCAGTCGATTAGCGTAGACGTGGATCAGCGCATTAGCGTGCTGACCGCGCTAGACATGGCGCAAAAGCGCGTGATTGAGGCTAATGCCTTGGATGTTACGGACGTGCCGCACCTAACCATAGAGACATCGGATGCAAGAACCTCAGTTTAGCGCCCAAGAGGAAATGGAGTTGATGAGCCGCCTTTGGGCGCCGCAAGTCAAGGACAACCCGCTAGCCTTTGTGATGTTTACTTTCCCGTGGGGGCAGCGCGGCACACCGCTTGAGCGCTTTAACGGCCCGCGTAAATGGCAGCGCGAGGTGCTAATTGAGCTAGCCGAGCATATCAAGAACAACAACGGCAAGATCGACTTTGAGACTTTTAGGCTTGCGGTCAGTTCTGGCCGTGGTATTGGCAAGTCGGCACTCGTTAGCTGGGTGGTTATCTGGATGCTATCTACGCGGATAGGGTCTACTACGATCGTGTCGGCTAACAGCGAGGCCCAGTTGCGGTCGGTCACTTGGGCCGAGATTACTAAGTGGCTCAGCATGTCGCTAAACAGCCACTGGTTTGAGGTGTCGGCTACTCGCGTGATGCCGGCTAAGTGGCTGACAGAGATAGTCGAGAAGGATCTGAAGAAAGGCACGCGGTACTGGGGCGTGGAAGGCCGGCTTTGGTCGGCGGAGAACCCTGACGCCTACGCCGGTGTGCACAACTTCGACGGTGTGATGGTGGTGTTTGACGAATCAAGCGGTATTGATGACGCTATCTGGTCGGTCACAAGCGGCTTTTTTACGGAAAACACGCCAAACCGCTTTTGGCTGGCGTTTTCTAACCCACGGCGCAATACGGGGTACTTTTTTGAGTGTTTTAACTCCAAACGGGAGTTTTGGCGCACTAAAAACGTGGACGCCCGCACGGTAGAAGGTACAGATAAGGCGGTCTACCAGCAGATTATTGACGAATACGGGGCTGAATCTAGCCAGGCGTACGTTGAGGTGTACGGTCAGTTTCCCGATGCGTCCGATGACCAGTTTATTTCTAGCCTTTTGGTCGATGAGGCCATGAAACGGCCACGGTATAAGGACTTAAGCGCGCCGATCTGCATAGGCGTAGACCCAGCCCGCTTTGGTTCAGACGCTACCGTTATTGCAGTGCGTCAAGGACGGGATCTGGTTGAGATCAGACGGTTTAGAGGTGACGACACCATGACCGTAGTGGGCCATGTGATTGAGGCGATCGAGGAATTTAACCCTGCAATGGTGGTCATTGATGAGGGTGGCGTTGGCGGTGGGGTGGTAGACCGGCTAAAAGAGCAGCGCTACAAGGTGCGCGGGCTAAACTTTGGCAGTAAGTCTAAGCAGCCCGTCATGTACGGCAACATGCGGGCGCAGATCTGGGGGGCTATGCGAGACTGGCTAAAAACGGCTAGTATTCCCCATGACAGGCTGCTTAAGACGGACTTAATATCGCCGTTGATGAAGCCGGACTCAAAAGGGACAATATTCTTGGAAAGCAAAAAGGACATGAAGGCTAGAGGCCTAGCCTCACCTGATGCGGCAGACGCCTTGGCGGTCACCTTTGCGTTTTCTTTGGCCCATAGAGAAAAAGTTGAAAAAACCATTTACAAGGGGTATGCTTCCCGCAATGTTGCAACCTCATGGATGGGGGCTTGACATGCCGTTGGTTAAATCTGCAAGCAAAGAAGCGTTTAGGAAGAATGTAGCGGCTGAGATTCGCTCAGGCAAAAAGCCTGCGCAAGCAGTTGCAATAGCCCATTCGGTTAAGCGCGAAGCGGCTAAGTCGCCAAGCAAAAGTAAGGGTAAATAGCCATGTTAAAACGATTTAGAGGCGGTAAGAACAGTATAAACAGAGGCTCTAATCCTTTTATGTCGCCCGCTGCTTTTCAAAATATGCCGCCACAGGTTATGCCGCCACAGGTTATGCCGCCACAGGTTATGCCTGAAGACCTTTCTCAAGGTCTGCCTTCGGAGATACCTCAAGGTATGCCACAAGAAATACCTCAAAATTTTTCTCAAGGTATGCCACAAGGTATGCCACAAGGTATGCCACAAGGTATGCCACAAGGTATGCCTCCAAACATGCCGCTTGGCATGACTAATAGAAATCCTTTAGGTAACGGCTTTTTGTTTGGTAGGGTAGGTAATCCAATGGGCGGCATGCCACCTCCCGGCTTATACAGCCAACGCCCTCAATTTTTTCAAGATTACAGTCCCGGTCAAAATCCGCAAGATGTTATGCAGCGTTTTCGTAGGGGTAGAAATAACAAAGGCTTTGGTAATGTAGCTCGTAAAATTGCGGAAGCCGCGCGTAGAATGAACCAAAATCAGTTAGCTATTATGCAAGACCCATCGCAACAACAAGATGGTATGACTAATTTTATGAATACGCTTAGATGAGCGACAAAAAAAACATACTTGATACAATGCGCAGCCGTCTTAAGATGGCTATATCGGCGTATTCTGAATCGCGCGAAAATGAGCTAGACGACCTTAGGTTTATGGCCGGCTCGCCCGACAACATGTGGCAGTGGCCACAAGATGTGTTGTCTACACGCGGCTCGGTGCAAGGGCAGACGATTAACGCTAGGCCATGCCTGACGATTAATAAGCTGCCACAACACGTACGGCAGGTGACAAACGAACAACGTCAGAATCGGCCTACGGGCAAGGTAATTCCTGCAGACGACAACGCTGACATCGAGGTCGCTAACGTATTTAACGGCATTGTGCGGCATATTGAGTACATGTCAGACGCTGATACGGCATACGATACGGCGTGTGAAAACCAAGTGACGTACGGTGAGGGTTATATTCGCCTGCTTACCGAATACTGCGACGAGGATAGCTTTGACCAAGATATTCGCATTGGCCGTATTCGTAATAGCTTTAGCGTCTACATGGATCCAAACATCCAAGACCCATGCGGCGCTGACGCTCAGTGGTGCTTTATCACCGAGGACATTACCAAAGAGCAGTACGAGCGTGATTATCCTAACGCCCAGCCCATCTCATCTATTCAGCAACAAGGCGTTGGCGATCAGTCGCTATCCCAGTGGCTAACCGAGTACAACATCCGTATTGCTGAGTATTTTCACTACGTACACGAGCCTGCAACGCTAAACCTTTACCCAGGCGGCGTTACCGCTATCGAAGGTAGCCCCGAGGCTAAAGAAGCTAAGCGCATGGGCCTAATGCCTATCCGCACCCGCCCCGTAGACCGTAAAAAAGTCATGTGGTGTAAGACAAACGGGTACGAGATGCTAGAAGAACGCGAGTGGGCAGGCAAGTGGATCCCAGTCGTGCGCGTAGTGGGCAATGAGTTTCAGATTGACGGCCGCAACTTTGTGTCTGGCATCGTGCGCAACGCTAAAGACGCCCAGCGCATGTATAACTACTGGGTAAGCCAAGAGGCAGAGATGCTTGCGTTGGCACCTAAGGCACCGTTTATTGGCTACGGCGGTCAGTTTGAGGGTTATGAGCACCAGTGGAAAACAGCCAACACGACTAACTGGCCGTACCTAGAGGTTAACCCCGATGTAACCGATGGCAGTGGGTCTGCGTTGCCATTACCGCAACGCGCAGCGCCTCCTATGCCTCAAACAGGCCTAATTCAGGCAAAAATGGGAGCGTCTGAGGATATTAAGACGACCACGGGGCAGTACGATGCGTCTCTTGGCATGGTGTCTAACGAGCGTTCTGGCCGCGCCATTATGGCCCGTCAAACGCAAGCTGACGTAGGAACCTATCATTATGTGGATAATTTGGCCCGAGCTGTACGCTATGTTACTCGTCAACTGGTGGATCTCATCCCTAAAATTTATGACACACAGCGAATAGCACGTATTATTGGCGTGGACGGCGAGACTGACATGGTTAAAATTAACCCTGAGCAGCCCGAGCCAGTACGCAAGATTGTGGACGAGACTGGCGTTGTGATCGAAAAGATCTACAACCCGTCGGTTGGTAAGTACGATGTGGCGGTTACTACCGGCCCGTCCTACATGACTAAGCGGCAGGAATCTATGGAGGCTATGAGCCAGATCCTGCAGGGTAACCCCCAGCTTTGGGCTGTAGCAGGCGACCTGTTTGTTAAGAACATGGACTGGCCTGGCGCTCAAGAGATGGCTGACCGCCTACGTAAGACTGTCGATCCTAAGCTACTTGAAGATCAGGACGACCCAGCTTTGCAGGCCGCTAACCAGCAGATGCAAGCTATGGGTCAAGAGTTGGAGCAGATGCAACAAATGCTGCAGAATGTTAGCAATTCAATGGAAGCCCAAGAGCTACGGATTAAAGAGTACGATGCTGAAACTAAGCGCATTTCTGCGGTATCAGCCGGCATGACGCCTGAGCAGATTCAAGAGATTGTCGTTATGACCTTGCGGGATGTGATGATGCAGAACGACAATATGCCTGAACAGCCCGAAGGCCAAATGCCTATGGGTATGCCACTTGAAGGTATGCCACCTGAAGGTATGCCGCCAGAGGGGATGCCACCTATGGGCATGATGGGCGAGGAACTGCCACCTGAAGCCATGATGGGGCAAGGTATGCCGCCCGAACAAGGGGGTGTAATGTGAGCTGCGAAAAGTTTATAGGCAGGCTATTTTTAGCTCGTGATGTAGCCCATTCGGTGCATTTAAACACCCGTAGCTATGCTAAACATCAGGCGTTAAATGCCTTTTACACTGAAGTGATTGAGCTTGCGGATACGTTTGCAGAAACCTACCAAGGTCGAAAAGGGCTAATTGGCCCTATCGCACTGCAATCAGCTAAAAAAACCAACAACATTTTGGAGTTCTTAGAAGATGAAATCACGGAAATCGAAAAAATCCGTTACGACGTGGTTCCAAAAACTGATTCAACCTTGCAAAATATCATTGATGAAATTTTGGCACTTTATCTCTCAACAATTTACAAAGTAAAATTTTTAGCTTAAAAGGCCTATCATGGAACTATTAAATCCTTTAGCAGATTCACTTTTCCCCGCCCGTGCGGTATCTTACACAGGTACTGCAGGGTCTACTACCGCTTGGCCTGCGGGGCCACAAGGCGTCGTAATATGGTCTACCACTCCGTGTTATGTAGCGGTAGGCGAAGGAGCAACCGCCACTACTGCTAGCACTCCAATACCCGCCAATACGCCAATCCCGTTTGTTGTGCCTAGCGGCGCAGGTGGAAATTGGCGTGTAAGCGCGGTTCAAATTTCTTCTGGCGGGTCGGTTTACGCTAAACCGATCAACATTCGATGAGCTTTGGCATACCCGTCCGTAACGGCCTTGCGCTAGGGTTAGGCAATGTAATGCCTTTAGGAAATGGGGGTGGAAGCGATGACCCCGACCCTACCGTAAATAACCTCGAGCTAGAGGATGGCAACGACCTGCTGCTAGAAGATGGCGGCTTTATTCTATTGGAGTAACAAATGGCTGACCAAAAAATATCTCAACTAAACGACGGCAACCCAGCCCAGACGAATGACCAGATTCCTATAAATAGGGCTGGCACAAACTTCAGCATTACGGCGGGCAGCATTGCTTCATTAGCAACGGGCAACTCTGCCAACACCGAAGTTTTATTTAACGACGGTGGGGTGGTTGAAGGGGATTCACGACTTACTTTTGACAAATCAACTGGCGCACTAAACGCCCCCGCGCTTAATGTTGTTGGTGTAGCCTCCTTTGCGTGGAAATCTAACCAAACGGCTCCGGGTGGAATCTTTGTACCTATGCCGGTTACGCTTACCAAAGCTCATTTGGGTATGCGTAGATGCTTGGTATTAGATAACGGTACGGTTAACTACTACTTAGACCCGCAAGATTCTACTAAGAAAGCCGATGGTACTGCTTCTGTTCTAACTGGCGCAGACGGAATGGTGATGGTAGAGATTCCTAAGTTTTACACTCGCAGAGTTGTTACAGGTACGATTACACAATGGTTCGTTGCTGATTCTGCTTTACCCGGATATGCCGTTCACCCCGCCTTTGTGAAAGATGGTGTAGAGGTAAACAATCGTTATTACAGCGCTTACGATGCTTGTTTGTGGACTACAAAAGCCATCACGGACATTACGCAAGCAAATCCAGCGGTTGTTACTTGCACGGGCCACGGGCTTGTAACAGGCGATGTAATTAAGATTACTGGCGTTGTTGGGATGACTGAGGTTAACGATCAGACATTTACTGTTACAGCGGTAGATGCAAACACCTTTTCTATCGGCGTAGATTCTACTGGGTACGGTGCTTACACCTCTGGCGGGGGTTGGGAAGCATATCTTTCTGGATTAAACCTTGATAGCGCTACCGCAAGATATGTTGCAGGCTCTAGCAAATTAACTTCAATTTCGGGTATTTACCCGATGGCTGGACTAACCCGCGCTGAATTTAGAACCGCCGCATCTAACCGAGGAACATTCTGGAGGCAAGTAGACTTTACCCTCTGGTCTGCGGTTCAAATGTTGTACTTAAGCGAGTTTCAATCGTTCTTTTCTCAGAACATTTTGGGCGCTGGAAATACAAACGGAACATATTTAACATCATCTACGGCTCAAAGCGATTCGCCGCATACTATTGCGGGCGCATCTAACTTTATGGGCAATATGTCCACAAACTCTGTTACGGGTGCGGGCATTAGCTTAAAGCCCGGCACAAGTTTTATGTGCTACAGAGGCATTGAGAACTTTTTTGGCAACGTTAACAATTGGGCCGATGGTATTAACGTAAACGTAACCTCAAACGGTAATGTTTATGTAACCAACAACCGCGCAGACTTTGCAGATGATACATCTACCAACATGACGCTAATTGCTACCACCCTACCTACAGGATCTGGGTTTATTTCTGCCCTGCAAGCAATTGACAACTACTTCTTGGCATCTTCCGTATCTGGCGGCTCTGCAACAACCTATATGACCGATCAACATTTTGGATCTACATCTAGTAACCGCGTGGTGCCTGTCGGCGGTGGTGCGGATCTTGGCTCGGCTGCCGGCGCTTTCTCTGTGGCTGCTGATAATGCGTCCTCTCTTCGTCTTCGTGCTCGTGGCGCTCGGCTAGCTGGATGATTTTGCTGCGTAGCAGCACACTTTTGTAGTAAAGGGGTTAATTTTAGATGATCCGCGTGGTGAATGTCAGCAGTAATGCGAATAATGGCTCGAATGCCGACACTTTCTATGTGAATGCTAATAATGCGTCATCTAATCGTAATCGTAATATTGGCGCTCAGCTTGCTGTGTTTGTTGCCAGTAAAATTAACCCCTTCCCTTCGGGGAGAATATGTCGATCCAATACAGTTTGGTAGGGCAACCGAAAAACTGGGAGAACAACAGCAATGAAACGACACGGTAATTTATGGGGCAAAATTGTTGAGTTGGACAACATAAAATTTGCCCATCAGCAAGCCCGCCGTGGCAAAGCGTACTACACAGAAGTAAAAATGGTAGATGCGGATATAGATAAGTACGCCAAGGAAATACAGGAAATGCTTATCAATAAGACATTTACCACCAGCCCGTATGAGATTGAAGATCGTTTTGACGGGCGCAAGATGAGAACGATATACAAGTTACCGTATTACCCAGATCGCATTGTTCAGCACGCTTTACTAAATGTAATCGGCCCAATAATTGTAGATAGCTTTATACGGGATTCGTTTCAGTCAATTGTGGGCAGAGGCACGCACGATGCAGCCAAAAGGGTTAAAAAGCTAGTGCGGTCTGATAATTGTCCTAAGTACGCCTTAAAGGTTGATGTTGCCAAGTATTACCCTTCGGTTGACAACGAGATAATGAAAGCTGCGGTTCGCCGCAAGATTAAAGATCAAGATGTGCTTTGGCTGTGCGATGACATTATTGACAGTATGCAAGGGCTTCCGATTGGGAACTATACAAGCCAGCATTTTGGGAATTTGTATCTAAACCAGTTTGACTGGTGGATTAAGCAAAAGATTAAGCCTTTGGGGTATTTTAGGTATTGCGACGACATACTGGTTATGTCTAACTCAACTAGAGACTTAATAACCATAAAGTCAAAAATGGTTGATAAGTTAAGGCAGCTGCGGCTTGAGATTAAACCAAACTGGAATATTTACAATGTGTACAAAAACGGGGTAGATTTTGTTGGTTATGTATTTAGCCCGAGCAAAACAAGGCTTAGACCTACCATTGTTAAAAAGTTTAAACTAAAATGTGTAAAGCTAAAAGCCGCCCTTACTAAGGAAAACTGTTTAGAGTATTTAAGCAGCCTAATGTCTTATAAGGGTTGGGTTAAGCGTTGCAATGCTAAGGTTTTGTGGCGCAGGCACACCATGCGGTTTGTACATTTTTTCCCTAAACAACTTAGGAACGCAATATGAAAACGCAAGCAGGTTATGAGTTTCAAACTTACGAGGTATCTGGCCCAGAACTTCGGATCCATTGGGATATTCAAGAAGTAGAGGGTGGTTGGGAAGCGCAAGAGGCTTTGTGTAACCGCTACGATACCCGAGATGTCTTGATCGAAAAGATCATTGGCGCTGTATATTCGCCTAGTGCGGAGATTGCCACGATCAACAACAAAGAAGATAAGCCTGAAAAGTACGCCGAGTACCAAGCCTTTAGAACGCAGGCCAAGGCTTTGGCTGATGGTTGGATTGCGGTAAAAGACACACAAATAGCTTGACATAAGGTATTATTTTTATATAGTGACCGTACTGGCTCGGCAAACCAGGGATTCTAAGGAATCATTAAAATGACTGAAGAAGTCCAAAACTTAGCGGAAACTCCCGCGCCGATAGAGGAAGCTACGGCAGCTCCTGCTATTGACGATACCTTTGTGCCGGAAGAAAAGCCTGCTGAAGCGCCCAAGACCTTCACACAAGAAGACCTTGACGCCATAGTAAGCAAGCGGCTTGCAAGAGAGCAACGGAAGTGGGAAAGAGAGCAGCGCCAGCGTCAGAGCCAGCCATATCGGCCTGAAGCCGTGCCGGACGAGATCCCGCCAGCCGATCAGTTTGAATCTGTGGACGCCTACGCCGAAGCATTGGCGCAGAAAAAAGCAGTCGAATTGGTTGAGGCTCGCGAGATGGAACGCCAGCAGGCTGAGATCCTTTTTGCCTACCACGATCGTGAGGAAGATGCTCGGAACCGTTATGACGACTTTGAACAGGTCGCTTATAACCCGAACTTATCCATAACGAACGTGATGGCACAAACGATTCAGGCGTCAGATGTAGGCCCAGACGTAGCCTATTATCTAGGGGTTAACCCTAAGGAAGCTGATCGAATTGCCCGTTTACCGCCGTTTATGCAGGCAAAAGAGATTGGGAAAATTGAGGCCAAAGTGGCTGAAAATCCCCCGATTAAAAAAACTTCCAACGCCCCAGCGCCTATAGCGCCGGTTACCCCCCGGGGTGGCAATGCGACCAGTTACGATACAACTGACCCTCGGTCTGTAAAGGCCATGAGTACCTCAGAATGGATTGAAGCGGAGCGCAAACGGCAAATAAAAGCGTGGGAGGCAAAACATCTTCGCTAATTTTGAAAGGAATTAACCGTGAGCAATTCATTATTAACCATTGACATGATTACTCGGAAGTCTCTTGAGATCCTTGAGAACAACCTTGTAATTACCCGAAACGTAAACCGTCAGTATGACGATTCGTTTGCCGTAGAAGGCGCCAAGATCGGCTCCACGCTGCGTATTCGCCTGCCGGATCGCGCCTTGGTCACCGACGGTGCTGCCCTGCAAGTTCAGGACGACAACGAGCAGTTCACGACCTTGACCGTTAACTCGCAAAAGCATATCGGCATCAACTTTACGACCGCCGAGCTGACTATGCAGTTGGACGACTTTGCTGAGCGTGTTCTGAAGCCTCGTATTAGCCAGTTGGCATCCTCGATCGACGCCGACGTAGCTAACTCGTTTAAGAACGTGTACCAGTCCGTCGGCACACCAGGCACGACGCCCGCTACCTCTTTGGTTCTGCTGCAGGGTCAGCAGAAGCTGAACGAGGCCGCTGCTGTTATGTCTCCGCGCTACGCTACGGTTAACCCCGCAGCTAACGCTGGTCTGGTTGAAGGCATGAAAGGCCTCTTTAACCCCACCAACACAATCTCCCGCCAGTTTAAAAACGGCATGATGGGCGAAGGTGTTTTGGGCTACGAAGAGATCAACATGTCTCAGTCGATCAAGCAGTTCACGACTGGTAGCCGGTCTAATGTCTGCGCCGTTGACGGTACGCTGTCAACCCAAGGCGCTAACAAGATCACGATTGACGGTACTTCTGGTGCTACCGACACCGTAAAGGTCGGCGATGTGTTTACCATCGCAGGCGTTTATGCTGTTAACCCCCAGACCCGTGAATCGACTGGCTCTTTGCAGCAGTTCGTGGTCACCAAAGACCAGACCGCTTCGTCAAACGCTTGGGCAGACTTGGAG